GGTCGCATGGCTGACATACGGCGTTCACGTTGATTCTCCTGTTCCTGAAGCACGTCACGGGCTTTCAGCATCCTTGCTATTCTCAACTAGAATGTTCCGCTCGATTGCACTTGGGGGCGGTGGTATTCGTGGGTTCTTATTGTTCGGAGGATTGAAAGCAATTGAGGAGCGTCAGGGAAATCTGAACTTCCCTGATGGAATTTACGGGTGCTCGGTGGGTTCAGTGATTGCCACTGGTCTAGCTTTTGGGTTGTCATCCAATCAGATGGAGGAAATTGGCTATAAGTTCGTGAATACATCTGCGTTTCTGCCTTCCTATCGGCATGCGACTATCCTTGCCTTCACCCAGAAGAAGGGTCTGTTTACGATGGATCTGATGGAGGAGCTGTTTCTCCGTATATTCGATTCAGTCGGCATTGATCTCCGCGGAAAAATGATATCGGATGCCCCGCAGAAGCTGTTTTTGCTGTCCTCAAATGTGACAACTCAGCGCCCTACACTATTGACCGGCAACATTCCACTCTTGGCTGCAATGAAAGCATCGTGCTGTTTGCCTTTCATTTATCATCCACAGGTGATTCATAATCAGCTTTATCTGGATGGTGGCGTCTATGCGGAGAACATGTATGAGGCTGTGCCGAAGGGAACGTTGGTGCTCGACATTGCCCACATCAAGCAGTCAATTTTCCCGTCTACACTTGAATCTATTTCCGTCTTTGACATGGTTCGCACCTTGTGGGCAGGACTGCGTTCAGTCCGTGTCCATGCAGATGCAATCAATCTGAATATCGATGGTATCTATTTGCTAGATGAGCTGAAAGATGAAGATAAAACACGTATGATTAATGCCGGCTACTCACAGGCGATGCGGTTCCTTGCCAAGCGTTTCCCGAAGGAAGTCCATAATATTGTCGTGAGTGACGCTCCGATCGAAGTCGTAGACACCGCTTGAGGTCTCAAGCTTGATGGTCGGATATCCGGCTACCTCGTAGAGCGACGCAGTTTTGCGGTCTTTGTCGGCATCAATTCCGATAGCCTCAACAGTTGTCTTTCCAAAAACTGGCGATGTATTCAGATCCGCTTTGACCTTCTCCCATTCGGGCATAGCTTTCTTCGAATATCCACACCAGGTTGTATAGAAAAAGTATAACCGCGCACTGTTACCCTTAACCTCGCGCTTCGGTTGACTTCTCCAAAGTCTGTATGCGATTACGAGGAGGAGGACGAAGATGGCTGCCTGTATCCACATTGTTGAAAGAAGCGAGAAATTGTGCGCTGCTTTTCATACCAGATACGATATGCCTCCTCTGGAGTCGCGTCCTCCTTGATCTGAATCCAGGCCACATCCGCGGTCATGCGCTCTGGTTCATAAGTCCGCGGCGTGATCTCAATCCAACGCCCGCGATGACGGACGACGCTGCGCATTTAGAAGTATTCTGTTGAATACCGTTAAATGGAAGTGGTGGGGAAGGTTCTTTTGGGTGTGGGCTTGAATTATGGGGTTCATTGTATCAGTATGACACTACATAACTGGGCATGCATGCCACATACAATGACTGATATTGTGAAGGGTCTGGTTATTACCGCAAGTCCAGTATGTTCAACACTTCTCTCTGTCGGGCAGACAACTCAGAATGCCTATGCGGCACTCATCACGGGTATTCTTGCCTCGACGATCATTAATAAGGTGAACTTATCTACATCTTAAGGCCCCCGCTGGGGAAACCAACCAGTCCGGCGCCGATACCGAATCCAGCACCCGTGCGCGCCGACGCGCCGACACTCGGCGCATAGATATCCAGGATGGCGAACGTGGCTGTCGCAACGAGCGCAATCATGCCAACCTCCGATACCTTCAGCGTCTTGCCCGGGAGGACATACGCGGCAATTGCTACAGCAAGTCCCTCTAAGGCATACTTTACCAGACGCATCACCAGATCACCCATATCAACACCAGGGGAAGTAGGCTTGGGCTTAGACTCCATTTGTTGAAGAAGCAAGGAAATTTTACATGAACCCCTGGTTGCTGCTCGACGAAAACTTATATCCAATCGCACCAAGTCCTGCAATCCATACCGCCCACCAGGGGATATAGCTAGTCAGGAAGCGAAGGACGACCCAAAACACCAATGCATGGACAAGCGCGGTTAGAATGTCGCCATGGTTGCTCGAGGGAATGTTCAGCAGCACGCCGGGAGTCAGCAAAACAAACAGGAGCGCAGTGGTGATGAGGTCATACATTTATCAAAAACGGAACATAAAATACACAGGTATATATTAGCATGAGCGTTCGTAAGCGCAACATGACAGATAATGAGTTCTGGATATGGTTTGAATCAAAGTTAACTCAGACTGACAATGGGTGTAAAGAGTGGTCGGCGTGTCGTTTTGCACAAGGGTATGGAGTGGTGCGAGTTGCTGGTAAAAACATGAAAGCCCACCGACTGTCTCTAGAGCATTCTTTAGGGCGACCTCTTCGAGATGGAATGTTTGCACTTCATTCGTGTAACAATCCACCATGTTGTAATCCTGAACATCTAAGAGAAGGGACAAACCAAGAAAATGTCGATGACAAGCTGCGAGCAGGTCGTCAGCCACGGGGCGAGACAAATGGGAATGCCAAACTTACACTGAATCAAGTAAATGAGATCAGAACAAACCCGAATAGATTAAGTCAATATCAGTTAGCAGACACGTATGGTGTTAGACGACCATGTATTGCAAAGATTCAACGCGGTAAAACATGGAACTTACATACAGAAGTGTAATGTAAAGCATGCCTAGCCAGCGTGAGATCTTGCCCAAAACCGAAGACGATGGAACTCTAGTAGACTTTCTTGACGAGGACCCGGAGATCCCGACCCAGAAGTATTGCATCATCTCCTTCCTCAGTCCGGAGAAGGTGATCAAGCAGAAGGAGCACTTCATGTTTGAGCGCTTCGTAGAGTGGATGGACTACGAGTGGAAGATCAAGGGCATGGAGAAGTTCATGGCGTTCCTCTCCAAGAAGTATTCCCTCAAGGTCGACGACCTCTTCAAGGATGCTCAGGAGTTCACGGCTGTCCACAATGCCGATGTGAAGAAGACGGATATCCAGGAGCAGTTCGCGGTGTTCCAGCTGAAGAACGAGAAGGAGCTTCAGGAGATGTATGATAACAAGGTCGAGTTCCAGACGAACATGCGTGGTGTGAAGGTCCGCCGTTGCTTTGCGTCGGTCGAGGAGACGCAGATGTTCGCTAAGGTGCTCCAGCGTCGCTACCCGAAGGACAATCTGTTCATCGGAAAGGTGGGTGCGTGGCTGCCGTGGGATCCTTCGGAGCACCTGATGCCTGAGGTGGAGTATGCCGAGAAGGAGCTCAATGAGCTGATGCGCCGTTACAAGGAGAATGAGGTGAATAAGGAGATGTTCTTCGCGGACCAGCGCGAGGAGTCGATCAAGAAGCAGAAGGAGGAGAATGAGCGCCGCAAGAAGGCGAATGCCTTGGAGGCGGCTGGTATGAACCGCGCCAACACCGGTGGTGCGGCTCAGCTCGAGGACATCGTCTCAGCTGCCTCGATGCCCGTTCACCCGAGTGAGGGCGTTATGCGCGAGTAGAGCGGCGCGTGCGACGGTGACGAGTCTTGCGGGACTTGCGAGTCCGGTGCTTGCGACGGCGACCACCGCGACCCAGTCCAGCAAATAATTTAGAAAGTTCCTCTTCGTCATCTGTGCTAGCAACTGCGAGGGGTGCAGGTTTACTGGATGTAGCAGCCGCTGCCGCTGCCGCAGGTGCAGAATCCGCATCCATGGAAACTTCTCCTTCTGCTGAGGCTGCCTTCTTAGCCCGCCGAGAAGCCGCAGCCGCCTGCTTTGCCTGCTGCAACTTACTCTCTTGCGCAGTGTTCTTGAAATATAACCAACCATACGCTCCGGGTTCATCCATAAGTCCCGTGTAACTTCTGCGGGGTACAGCAGCAAGTCGAGCACTTCTGCGGGGGTTTAAAAGAGCGAATCCTTGACCTTGGAGTTGCTGAACAACATACGCGTCAATTGCCTCTCCAGACTGCAGCATGTTTCCTTGTCCGAGCCCAACCGGAGGAGCTTTGGGAACGCGAATAATCTCAACCGACATTACTCTCTACGCAGATTCTATTTAATACTTCCGAGTGTGGCGGCGGCTCTTGCGGTGACGGCGAGTGCGACGGCGCCGGCGCCCTCCACCGAACTCGTCCTCGTCCTCCATCGCGTGAGGGTGGTGGTGCTTACCACCGGGCTCATAGTTGCTCATATTCTCCGGCTTTCCGGTGAGGTTCACCATTGTCCTCTGGTGACGCTCATGAGCAGCCTCCGCCATGATCTGGTCATTCGCACGAGTCCCAGGATCCTTGTGTCCGCGGATACGGAATCTGTGAGTGAGATTCCGGTGACGCGTGCGATTACGACGAGCGTTACGATATTCTTCAATAGCGTGGTGCTTCACGCTGTTGTGGTTGTGTCCAGGCGGCGGCATTTTACTTTAACCGCAGGTAATTTACTTCGACTGCTCCTTTTTGACCCATACTGAAGGCTGTTTGGGATTGGATTTCCTGGGATCCCACTGATCATTGAGCATAGCTGAGTTAAACGGCTGATTGTTTGCCCAGAGCGAAGAATCGCACATGTGAAATGGAGGATGCTCGGCGGCTTTATACCAGAACACCTGGTCTTCGAGCCTGTTCGAGCTGACGTTGTTACAGATGACCAGACACTCGTAGTTCTCCGTGCACTGGTCCATGAAGGTGCAGAACATTTCAAACGTGGGAAACATACCTGCATAGTTTTCGTAAATACGACGACGATTGCCCAGAATGTTCTCACGAAGAATGAACACAAAATCTACGTTGGTGCGCAGATTGGGCGTGATACCTAACGGATACTGCATGGTGATAATGGTCATCATATCGATATGACGTCCGTTCATGAAAACATATCGCGTAGACTCCTCCTTGATCCAGCTAGAGTCATACAGACAATCGTCGAGAATCAGAAAGGCACGAGGATCAATAGAGGAGTTTCCACCACCGGCATTCTTCGCATTGTTTCTATTCTGCTTCACACTCATCTGGCGCTTAATGACGTTCATCACAATTCCAGGATCATACTTATCATGGATGAATTTGGATGGAACCATATGTTGAAAGAACTCGTTCGCTACCTCTGTTCCAGAGATCACGGTTCCAACCGGGAAGTCGTGCTGAGTGTTAAATAGAATATCGCGAACCAAGAAGGATTTTCCCGTATCCTTCTTTCCGATGACAACAATCATGGGACTTTTGCGAGAATCAATCTGACAACGATCTTTCAACATATCAATATTGAACTTGCGTAGCTGGAAGTTCATCTTGTTTTGTCGCCCAGAAAGTGTTCTGCGTATATGTCCGATGTTTGTTTACCCTGTCCTTCTCACAATGGTGAAGGATCTAAGGACGCAGACTGTGGATATGAAGCTGCACAGACTGCCTAAGTTACAGGCTGGAGAGTGGAATCTTAATCGGACTCAGCCTTTCTTTCCATCCCTCGAGCAGCTGTTCAAGACGGAGAAGCTGACAGCCATGCCTGAATACGGGATCAAGCTGCCTGAGGAAGTGGAGTCTGTTCTTGATGCTGATCACATCAAGACCACTAAGGGGCAGACACTGAAGATCCATCGTAAGACCACCATGATTCTGAGCCCTTTCAAGACCATGAAGGGTGAGTATTCTGCGCCAGGGCTTCCTAAACCGGCGGAGTCTGCCAAGGGATATGCCGAGCAGATGCAGAGTCCGCACACCGCTGCGTATGTTGGAGCGCTTGCATCGTCTGCTCTTTCGCTGTCGGAGTGTGTTCACTTTCCTCGTGTCTACGGAGTCTATGCGGCTATGGCATCTAGGCATGAGGTTGATATTTCGGATGACTATGAGGATCTGTGTGACCGCAAGTGGTTTGTCGATAATATCGGCAAGACCTTTGAGCTTCGCCTGCGAGGAGAGAATGGAGAAACCTTCACCCATACACGTGGACACCGCGTAGCTGTTCAGATGGGAGAAGACATTGAGCTGGACACAGAAGATGTGGTAGCCGATCACGTTCCCGAGCCAACAACTGTGGGCGTAGTGGAGGAGTATGAACTGCCCTCAGAGTCTGGAGATTCGGAGGATTCGGAGTCCGAGGATGAAGATGTGTTTGATATCGAGTCGTGCAACTGCAGTGAAGGGACGGAGGACGAGGACTCCACCATGAGTGAGGGAGATGAATCCTTTGCATGGGCAACTTTTTCGGATGTGCCGGTTGTGACTACAATCATGGAGCAGTGCACGGGCACATTCTACGATCTGCTCAAGACAACCGATGATCAGAACAAGCACACTGCGTGGGTTGCGCAGATTGTGTTTGCTCTGGCGTATGCTCAGCGGACATTTGGATTTGTTCACAATGATCTCCACGGGAACAACGTGATGTATGTGCCGACAACCGAGGAGTTTTTATGGTATCGTCATTATGGCGCGACCTACAAAGTGCCGACATATGGAGTGCTGATGAAGATCATTGATTTTGATCGTGCTGCGTTCTCTGTGCGGCTGAATGGAATGAAGGAGAATCGCTTCTTCATGAGCTCGCAGTTCCATCAAGACGAGGAGGCAGCAGGACAGTATAACATTGAGCCGTTCTATGTATCGTCCTCTCCGAGAATCCCGCTTTCTTCATCATTTGATCTGGCACGCTTTGCATCATCAGTGTTCTGGGATATGTTTCCGGAGGGACCAAAGCAGAAGACGACTCATCCACTGTTTGAGATGCTCAAACACTGGACGACGCTTCCGGATGGGTCGTCGGTTATCTTCCGCAAGAAGGGAGATAACCACGACCGCTACCACGGCTTTGATTTATATAAGGCGATTGCTCGTTATTTGAAGGAGAGCGCAGTCCCTCGAAAGGAGATTTCGAAGTTTGGTCAGTTTGTAGCAGTTGCGCCTGTTGGAACAAGTGTGTTAGTTATTGCAGAGTAATGCGGGACACGCCTACTTGCCCGTCATCCGACCGACCATCTTGTGCGTCAGCGCCCACACAAGACCGAAGACAACCGCGTGGGTCAGTGCCACCGTCGTGCGCGAACCGCCCGGGGGCAGAGAGAGAAGGACACCCGGCGTCAGAACAAAGAACAGAACGGCAGCATATAAAGACATCCACATTTTGTTTGTTATGTTCAGAGAAAGTTTTAGAAGGATGGCTTGCCGGTAAACATATCCTGAACCGCAGTCATTACAGGTTCTGCAGCCTCCGCTCCACCGAGCGCGTAGACTACACCGCCCGCAAGAATTCCTGCGCCACCACCCACCTTCGCCGCATCCATTACTTCGATTGGCTCTTCCTTTGAGCGACGATCGATGGCGTATAATACAAGAGCCACAATCACAACTGCGCCCACGATCATTCCGTATGTATAAAACTCGCTCATGTTTGTTTCGGACTCTATCTTTTTATCATGGAATGCAAACGAACTTAAAGATTGAGTGCCACCGTTTCCTTCGTTGGCTCGAGCTTCACCGACTCGTCATCCTCCGTATCAAAGTCATCGTCACCCAGAGTGACTTCATCTCCAAGAGCGATCGGCGGCGGCTCATCATCTGAATCCTCCTCCGACTCCTCTCCGCCATCAAACTGAACAGCCTTAGGCGGCTCAGGAGGAACCTCTACGAGAGCCGGAGCAGGGACAGCCGGCGCCGGAGGGGCAGCCGGAGCAGCCACCTCCTCAGGAGCAGCCGAACCACCCCCACTCTGGAAATACGCCTTGCTGATGTCCTTCCAAGGGATAAAGCTATCGATCACCTCATTCATGGCGCCGCCGATCATCGTCTCGATATCGCGACGGTTACGTGCCTGCTGCTCCGACGTAACGCCGACAGTCTTAAACAGATAGGCAGAGCTCCACGACTGGCGAGCAGCCTGCTTGTAGAGCTGGTGAATGAACGTCTCGACTGACGGACGCTTGAAGTCAATATCTACATGCGTCTTCTCCGCCTGCTGGAGGGTAGCAAACGCGCGAATGTAGCTCACGAACACACCCAACAGAAGATCCTCAAGATACTCGCACTTCGACGCAGTTTCAATGCGCTTGACCTCCTTCTTCAGGGTTTCCGGGCTCCACTTGGGAATCTGTGTTAACAGGTTCTGAAATGTCTTCAGAATCTGATCAGACTGTCCATTGCGATCACACGCAGCCTTTCCGCTGTCGTAGATGCTCCAGAGACCATCAGCTACGTGCGGAACGAGAACACGCGACAGGTTCTCACGAAGGGTCTGCTTGACAAAGTCGGTTGTCATTTGTTTACATGCGAGTCAATGAGTTTCATTAAACCGACGCACATGCCGAAGTTTGTTCTCGTCCTCATGATTCGAAATGAAGAGAAGATCCTTCTGCGGTGTCTGAGCGCTGTGAAGGATCTCGTCTCTGCATACTGTATTTGTGACACTGGATCAACGGACACCTCTTGCGAGATCGCAACCGAGTTTCTGAAGGAACAGGATGGCTGCTTAACAACTGAGCCTTGGCGAGATTTTGGATATAATCGGACAGTCAGCTTCAAGAATGCACAGACATATCTGAAGAAGACAGGTTGGGATCTCAAGGACACATATGGACTTCTGCTCGATGCAGATATGATGTTTGTTCCACTGAATCTTGCGAAGGAGACGCTTGGTGCAGAGGGGTATACCATTGTCCAGACGGCTGGTGGACTCGAGTATCCAAACTGTCGTCTGGTCCGCATGGATTACGATTGGACATGCAAGGGGGTTACTCATGAATATTGGGACGGACCAACATCTCATCTCCCGAAGACAGTATGCTACATTGATGATCGCAATGACGGAGGTTGCAAGTCCGATAAATTTGAACGAGATGTTCGTCTACTGGAGAAGGGGCTGATCGATGAGCCGACAAATGGACGGTATATGTTCTATTTGGCTCAGACCTACAATGGAGTAGGAAGACTGGAGGAGTGCATTGCCATGTATAAGAAGCGTATTGCAGTCGGTGGTTGGGATGAGGAGATCTGGTATAGTCACTATATGATTGGCAAGTCTTGGCTGTCTTTGAAGAACATTCCGAAATTTGAGCAGTGGATGTTGAAGGCACATGCTCTACGCCCTCAGCGTGCAGAGCCTATCTATGTCTTAGCGAAATACTTCCGCGAGAATTCAGAGCATTATAAGGCATATCACTATACTCAACTTGGCCTGCGTATTCCTCTTACGCGGGATGCACTGTTTGTGGAAACTCCGGTGTATAATGGGTTGTTCGAGTATGAAGCAACTATTCTGTTGTTTTACATCGGCAAGCAGAGCGAGGGACTTGAGGCATCTGTTCGGTATCTCTTGAAGGACCGTGAGCACCACGGAAGCGTCTACAACAATATGCCGTTCTACATTGAGCCATTGCGGTTTGTCTCCAAATCTCACCCGATTGATCGCGGGGTGTTTGGCGAGGACTTTCATCCTACATCCGTTTCCATGTTTGTCCAAAATGGAGTGATCAAGCACAATGTTCGGTTTGTCAATTACTCAATCAACCCGCAGACTGGAAGCTACCTGATGAAGGAGAATGGACATGTAGGAGAGAACCTCAAGGTTCGCACGGAGAATGCAATCTACACTCCGTCTACTGGAGAGGTTATCAAGATGTCAGATAGTTCAGTGTCGCTGACTCGAAGGTCGGATGCACATATTGTTGGGTTGGAGGATGTGCGTGTGTATACGAATACGGCTGGAGTTCTCTGTTGCACGGCCACGTCTTGGGAGTATACCAACAGAATTCGTATCTTCCAGTCCGAGTATGACCCCGTTCGAGGTCTTTACTTCAACTGTCGTATTTTGAACTCACCTAACAATCAGGAGTGTGAAAAGAATTGGTTGGCGATCAATGGAACGGATGATATCATCTACACGTGGAATCCTCTCCGGATTGGAAAGCTGAACGGCACAGACCTCATGATTCATGCCGAACACAAGACACCATGGTATTTCGAGCACTTCCGGGGATCTGCTGTTGCGTTCAAGCCTCCTCAGTATCCCGGTGAAACGTGGGCGCTTGTGCATACGGTCGAGTATACGCAGCCTCGTAAGTATTTCCATCTCTTTGTGCGACTGGACTCAACCTACAAGCCAAAAATGATTAGTTGTCCGTTCGTGTTCCGTGGGAAGACAATCGAATACTGTATTGGTTGTATGCCCGATCTGGCGTTCACAACTCTGACGTGCATCTTCTCCACCATGGATGACAATCCTCGAATTATGGAGATCCCGGTGAACAGCATTGATTGGATTCAGGTGTAAAGCTGACGCCACGACTCATTTGTGACTGCCGCAGTATCCTTGAGGATGTGGCGCACAGTCTCCACATCCAGCGTGCACGGCAGTGTGATCTTCTTGTAGAACACATAGTCCTTCGCCGTCTTCTCGTCGGCAATGCGGAGCAGATTAATGCGAGTCACCAGCGACTCCACCGAGCGAATCAATGTGCGGACACCCTCCTCATCCTTGCTGAACTCGGAAATCAGAAACCGCACCGCATCATCTGTCAGTGTCAGCTGGCCTGTCAGCTGAATGCGCTCAAGCACCTGAGGCCAGACATACTGGGTCAGAATGCTCTTCTTGTCCTCGGCATTGTAACCTGAGCAGTGGATCACCTGCATGCGATCCTTCAGAATTGGGTGAACCTTCGTTTCGTCGTTGAACGAGAATACAAACAGACACTGGCTGAGATCAAAATCCACACCTGCGAAATACCTGTCATGGAACTGGCTGTTCTGCGACCGGTCTGTCAAGTGAATCAGCATCGAAACAATCTCATCGCCATGCGAGGTCGTTGAGATCTTGTCTACCTCGTCAAAGTAGAGAACTGGATTCATACACCGAGCATTCATCAGCGAATCCGCAATACGACCGCACATAGAGCCTTCGTAGGTGAAGGAGTGGCCGACAAAGTTGGCTGAATCTGACGCGCCTCCCAGCGAGAAGAACTCGAAAGGGCGCTGAAGGACCTTCGCAACACCATGCTTGGCAAATGAGGTCTTGCCGACTCCCATCGGTCCCTTGAGGGCAATCACATTACCAGCCGACCCGGGGTTAGAGATCCACTGTGCAAGTGTCTGCATGATCTGAGTCTTGGCGGTCGGCATCCCATAGACAGCCTTATCAAGAAGCTCACGCGTGCCAGATAGGAACTTTGCGCAAGGCTCCGCACCATCGGTGAGTCGAACGGGAAGCGGCACATACTTTCCAAACGGAATGCGAAGAAAGGACTCAACCCATGTCCGCAGCTTGTAACCCTCCGATCCGTCCATCTCGTTCAGGATGTCAATCTTCTTGATTACAACAGCCTTGAGTGGATCAGGAATCGGCAGTTCCAGAACACGGAACTTGAACGGCACATCACCCTCCTCAATCAGCGTCGACAGCCTCTTCATGTGCTCATTGAGGCGGCGACGCTTGGACTTGGGCAGATCCTCGAAATACTCCTCCTCATCGGAGTTGAGCTCGATGGCAGGTGCCTCCTTCTCCTCTCGGCGTGCCTGACGTCTGCTATTTCCGCCACCACCATACTTCTTCTCAAGGTGCTTGATGAAGTCATCCTCCTCGGACTCTGACTCTGACTCCTCTTCGTCTTCAGATTCACCGACGTGGATCTGTGCCTTCCCATTAGCCACCGTGTGGATGTGAAGACGCACACTCACCTTAGACCCCTTGGGCAGACGAATGACCGGCTCCTCCTCATCCTCGGACTCTTCCTCCTCTTCGTCTTCGTCTTCGTCTTCCTCCACATCGGGCTCGTAGTCCTCATCCTCTTCCGAAGAGGAATCAGACTCCGGCTCGGGCTTTAAGGTCTCATCCTTGACCCATGTAGCCCGAGACTTGAGAGAACGAAGATTATACTTGGGAGGCATCTTGCTGCCTCTCGAGGAAAAAAACAAAGGGCATCCGTTTTTTGATCCTGTATAACAATGAGTGAGCTCGAGAGCATCAAAAAGATCGCTGAATCCCAGGCTGAAATGCTCGAGGAGCGGGGAGCTAAAGACCCCTCTGTGACAAAAAGCACAAAAATCGTTGAGGACTTTCTGAAGACGCACCGGGTTCTTTGTTACGGAGGCACGGCGATCAACAATCTGCTTCCAGAGAAGGAACGTTTCTATGGACCTACGGAAACTCCAGACTATGATTTCTTCACTGAGACCCCGCAGGAGCATGGCATGTATCTATCGGATAAGATGTCCGCTGCGGGTATTGAGAGCATCGAGATGAAGCCCGGTGTCCATTTGGGAACGTATAAGGTCTTTGCCGATTATCATGGCATGGCGGATTTGACGTTTCTTGCGCCCGACATCTTCAACCATCTGTGGAAGGAGCGCATTACCCGTCACGGAATCAACTACGTCCATCCGAATTTCCTTCGCATGTCGATGTATCTGGAGCTGTCTCGTCCCGAGGGCGATGTGTCCAGATGGGAGAAGGTGTATACCCGCTTGACATTGCTAAACAAGCACTATCCTCTCAAATGCACGCACAATGGAAAAGCCCCCGAAGATCTGTCTCCGGAGCACAAGAAGGAAGCCATTTCGATCCTGAAGAATCACCCGGTTGTTCTGCTTGGATTCACCGCAGTATCTCGCCACGAGAAAAAGGCTCATTGGTATACTCCGGTTTCCATGCTAGCTGACAAAGAGGAGATTACCAAGATTGTAAAGGGCAGAAAGACGATTGAACACGAAGCCACTGAGTTGTTGCCGCATCGCACGGATGTGTTGGACGAGAATGGAGACGCCGTATTTCAGTTCTACGAAACACAAGCCTGTCATAGCTATCACACAACGGGTGACGGCTTGAAGGTTGCGAGTATTCCCACAACACTCACCTTCTTTCTGGCGCTTGCATACTCGGGCGAGTCGACTGACGAGATCTCCCGGTTGTTGTGTGTAGCTCAGCGATTGATGGAATTGGCTGCCGATAAGCCTCACCGCATGTTCTCTCTATTGACCCCGACAACATGTCTGGGTAAGCAGAAGGAATTGATTGATCTGCGTCGCGAGCGAGTTGGATTATACACAAAGATGAAGAAGGATAAGACATCTCCAGATTTTGTGCAGTATTTCTTTACATACAGTCCGTCAGGAACCAAGACAGAGCGCGCTAAACTAAAGAAAGTTCTGAAGAAGACCAGAAAGGAGCGTCTGAGTGGAAAGGTCTAAGTTTACGGCTTGTCGGGGATAGTGCTCTTGGTCGTAACCGTTGATCCCGGAACAGCTCCAGCTGCAAAGTTAATCGCATTGCCTTGAACAGCTGCACATTCACGCAGACCCTCCTGAACCTGTAGGAGAAAGTTATAGCTGTTTTGCATGCCTTTCGAACGATAGGCATTCACGCCAACATACCCAGAGTTTGAGCCGTTATTTACAGTGTATGTTAAACGAAGCTTCGTCTGTGTTATCACATCCGATGCATCACGAAGGCGCATACCCTGGGGTCCAGCAAGAGTTGAACCGTTTTGTCCTCCAGAACTCATTGTATACCTCTGACATTTTATCGACCCGTATACCAGGTGATATCGAAATACTGTCCACTTGCCGGGGCTTGAATCAAGGATGCAGGCGGTCCTGAAGCTGCATGCTTGGCAATTTCAGACGGAGACAATGCCCGAGCATAATAGGTGAGTCCACCCACCTGTCCATCAAATCCAGCCGAGTTCGAGCCAATCTGTGTTGCAGCATCTTCCTGTCTTGGTAACTGGGTCAATGTGTGGTGCTGCCGGATCATTCCATTGATATATACATCAACGGTATACTGTGTCACTACAATAGCAATGTGAACCCACTTCTGCGCAGGGATATTCGATACCATCACTGACTCAACAGAACCAAAGGTATTGACCAGAATTAGGATCGAATTGGACGTCGAATCTAGATAAACACCAGGACAATCTCCACGAGTGAAAATCAGTCGCTTCTTTCCAAAGCCGTATTCGAAGTCATTCACTTCAAACCATCCGTCAAATGTGAAGGTTGCGCCCTCCGCTTGGTTGACAGATCTAGGAAGAGTAAGGCTCGACGATGTTCCCACTTTTCCGGTCACGCTTGCACGCTGAACAGCTACAGTATTGGGATCATTTGCCGGTGTTGTCAGATAGGAGTATATAAGCACCAAGAGTATTCCTCCGATCGCTCCATATGCCACAGGATCCATTACTCATTGCCTAGAAACAAAGCCTCTTGATCCTAGACGCATAGCGCCGATTCGCCTCTCCTGTTGCTGTGGAGCCTGCACTTGTGCCTGTGGTTGGGGCTTTGCTGCGCTCACAAGAAGTGTTGAAATCCAATCCTGATGCGTATGTGATTTTTGATACTCTACGAACTCCGGTCCGATTACCCGATCTCCGAGATTATACTTATAGTGAATTCTGCTGGGGTCTGAAGTATACTCCGACTTTAGCAGCCCAGACTTTGAAAGCTGAATCGTCCACTTCAGATCTTCTCCTCGAGTTGCATCTTCAAACTGAATCATTCGAGCAATTTCAGATCGCATCGGATTCAGATGGTTAGGCAAGCGAACAAATACACCATCGACCCACATCATTCCATCAAGCCTATTTTCAAGGCTATGGGTGAATGTCTGATCGTGCATCTGACCGCGAATACGCATAACATCCTTCTTTTCGTTGAAGCATGCAAGGAAATCTTCAAAATACGCATCTGTTACATCGTCATCGTCATCTATGAACGCGCTATATACACCCTTTGTGTTGTTAAGAAGCCGCCGCCGTTTCATTCCAACACTCATCTGGCCAGAATCACGTTCTTCAAGAATTTCCAGCTTGAGCCCCGGACAGATGCGCGCAAACTTCTCTCGAATATCTGCGGTCAGTTTTTCGAACAATGGGCGGCGCTGTTCAAGAGTCGCAATCAAAATAGAAAGATCAAACTCATACTTCTTTCTAGACATATAGGTTCTGAAATCTTCAGACCAAAACCTCTGATTCTGCTGGTATAACGCATCGGGTGCTTCTCTTGTCCAAAAAGGATGCTTGTGTCGAATAATACACTTGGAAATATAGCGAGTTTTTGGAAGAAGATCTGTTTTGCATCGATCCGTCAATTCCGTATCACAGTAAAAACTTTTATAGACAGGCTCGTAGATATATCCTAACCGTTCATACATGACTCTCCCGTAGATTGCAAGGGTGTTCAAGAAATACTCTTGATGTCCATCGTTGAACCACAGAATACAATCTCGATCCGGACTCATTGCGTAGCGAATCAGTTCATCGTATCCAAATACTTCAGGAACCATATCGTCAGATACAAGCACCACAACATCCCATGGATATTCAACCTTTTCAATATCTGCATTGCATGCTTCAATTTTTGTCTTGCTTCCGCCGAAGTATAAGGCTTTCCATTCAAAATTTGAAACAGTGCCAAGAAGCCGCTGTTGCACCGCAGAGGGGGTCATTGTCGGATCGTCCACATCGCATGAAATCGCAATTCCAATTCGGTCTGGACGACGAGCAAGCTGAACATACTTTTTAAGTGTAGCGATAACTTGTTCCGGACGCCCACGTGTGGGGCACTTGAGAAGGATACGCATTAATTACTTGGAAGAACCGAAAAAGGAAGATATGTCCGAACTCGATAGGCCTGTCACGTCTTTTCCTGCACTGTCCTTGACTCCGAAGATAAAGGTGTATCCGAAGATTGACAGATTGGACAAGTCAGAGCCCTTAGAGGTCGACGCAGATCCAGAACAAGACGATCCAGCTGCATAGAACGCAGCGGCGATTGCGGGAGTGATGGTGCTAGGTAAAGACTGCACATTGCAGACCGATCCCGAGAATCCACCCTTGTCACCGATGATAATGTTTCCATTCACCGGTCTGGGGACACCTGCCAGCATGACAGACTTCACTAACATACCGTTGAGGAAGACATCTACGTTACGCTGGAACACCGTCACGGACACCGAGAACCAGGACTGAAGAGGCACGTTCTCTATGGTGATTGTCTGTTTTTCTCCGCTTCCTGTATCCGTCGTCGACGTATTCGTTCCGCTTGAGTATAGGCTGATATTGATGTCAAGTGTGTTGTCTGTGGGGTGAAGGCTGATACCGGGGTTCACTACACCACCATTTGTTGGGTCTACGCGGTCAACCACATGCTTCTCCTGACCATACTTGTAGTCCCAGTCTTTGATATACATCCAGAACTGTAGTCCACTTGCTGAGCCACTTGCTGGAATTGCTGACGCAGCAATGACCGTTCCAGACTTGCCGTCCACTTCAGTCGGAGCTTGAACTGCAGCGCCTGTGATTCCTCCGGCTGCAGCACCTGTCTTCACAAAATACGCAATCGTAAAAAAGACCGCAATAACCGCAATTGCACCTACGATTGGCATAATGATAGATGACGACCTCGGAGCGTAGCTATCATATGCGTCGATGGCGTATTGGTCGTAGCGCGGAACTGACGATGAGCCTCCCATATTTATGCTTTACAAGGGAAAGGTATTCAAGTATTAATGGAAAAACGAACCACGCCACCACAACGAACACCAATACCAATGTTCTGCAATAATTGCGGAGGAAAAGGTCACATGTTTAAGTTCTGTGAGGATCCAGTTTTGTCGTGTGGATTGGCACTGGTGGATGCGAAGTCCCTTCCAACGGATCCAGCCACAGCAAAGATCCTGATGATCCGTCGAAAGGACAGCATGAGTTTCGCAGAGTTCATGCGGGGCAAGTATAACCCGAGCAACACCGAATATATTTCCCTTCTGTTCGAGAATATGACGCTCCAGGAGCAGACTATGATTGTCTGTGAGCCATTTGACTCAATCTGGCGGCAGCTGTGGGGAGATGACCATACGTCACCCGAGTATCTCATGTCCAAAGAGAAGTTTGGACAGGTAGATCGCCAGGGAATTATGCGGACACACTTGTCGGTCTACAAAGAGCCCGAGTGGGGGTTTCCGAAGGGCAGACGTGTTCGGTGCGAAACGGATATCGAGTGTGCCGTTCGTGAGTTCAACGAGGAAACCAACATTCCCCGCGAAGCCTATACGATTGTGAACAACATCATGCTTGAGGAAACGTTTGTGGGGCTGAATGGAATCGCCTACCGCCATGTATACTTCGTAGCCTTGCTGACATCTCCAGAGCTAGTGAACTTGAATCAGAAGATGACCTACATGCAGCGCCGAGAGATCTCGGGCATTGGGTGGAAGTCATTTGAAGAGTGTCGTGGATATATCCGCCCACACCACGTCCAGCGGGAGATTATGGTCGAGAGGCTGGAGAACATCGTTAAGACGTATGAGAGCAATTAATCATCGGGACACGCGACAATTCCAAGCTTATCCATGATGGATGTCTGAACACCAAAAAGGTAGTGGAAGATCTCGCCGATCACCAGCCAGATGGCAAAGTGAATCCACACATTGCCCTTGAAGAACCATGCCGATGGGACAGCAAAAACAAAGAAAGTCACAATTGTATCTGCGATGGGAATTCCAGATACCCTCCACTGGCGAAGATAGCCCGTCCCAGGTGCGCCTATGATGTTCGCATACGGACACTTGCTCATTATATCTACGCGAACCTAAAACGCGCCAAGTATACCGTCATACAATAGGCGACCACACTCAGCATGAACACCCACCACCAGACTGGGAAGACAGTCGCTTCCTTGTCCTCGACTCCGAAGGGGCGAATTCTGCCCTCACGCCCGAACGCTACGGACGGCTTGAGATACAGAAATGCTGCCATCAGGAACAGATAGATGGACACCATCCAGATGCGATGATTTTTCCTGGTCAGCGGCTCCATTACTTACGGGAGCGACGAGTTTTGCGTCCATGGCGACGGCGACGGGTCTTGCGCGACTTGCGCGACTTGCGCGACTTGCGGCGACCCATACCTCCAAATTTTCGGGTTTTTTCTTCAGCTTCCCTTGCTGCGCGTTCAGCTTCCCTTGCTGCGATTTCGGCGTCGGTAGTAACCCTGGCTGCAGATAGTGGCAGACTAGCGCCAGGTCCACGCACTACGCCATTAACGTTTATTAATGCAGCATTCTCTGCGAGTCCAGCAGGATTATCAGTAGCCATCTTGTTAACTCCAAAGAAACTTTCAACGCACCACAAGATAATGAGCTTTGTGCTTCCGAACCGGAAAGCGTTCGCGGACTACATTACTCGTATCTTCCTGAAATACCGCAAGGAAGACCGCGATCCGCTGGATGCTGAAGATAAGGATACCGATCTGTGTCTGAAGCAGTCGAATGCGCGCGAGATGTTTCCCTATCAGAAACTGATCCGGGATTACCTGATGATCGAAACGCCCTATCGGGGTATTCTGCTCTATCACGGCTTGGGCTCAGGCAAGACGTGCACGTCGATCGCAGTGGCGGAGTCGCTGATGAGCTACAAGAAGGTGTGGGTGCTGACTCCGGCTTCCCTCCAGCAGAACTACCGGTCAGAGCTGCGCAAATGCGGCGATCCCATCTACTCCTTTGAGCAGCACTGGCGGGAGAAGGGATTGAATGAGCAGTCGCGAGCTGAAGCCAAAGCGCTGAACATCTCCGATGGATTTCTGGATCGTAACGGCAAGTTCTTCGTGACCATCGCAGGTGAGAACCCGAACTACAAGGATCTGCCCAAGACGGCTCAGGACATTATCAAAGCCCAGATCGAGGATATCATTGGACAGCGCTTCAATTTTATCAACTACAATGGACTGAGCTCCAAGAACATTGATAAGTTTGTGCCTGCTCCGGATGCTGAGGGTCACTTCCCCACAAATCCATTCAACAACTGCGTGGTCATCATCGATGAAGTCCACAATCTGATTTCGCGTATCGTGAACTCCTCCGAGATTGCGCGCCGGCTCTACGATGCTGTCTACAAAGCGACAGATTGTAAGATTGTCGGGCTGTCCGGCACACCGGTGATCAATCGCCCCAACGAGATCGCCTATCTGATGAATCTCCTGCGCGGACCAATTGAGCGGATCACCATTCCCTTTGTGAAGGCAGCAGCATGGGACGAGGAGAAGATGAAGACTGCGTTCAAAGCCCTGCCAGATGTAGACACCATCGAGTTCAACGCAGTCAAGAAGTATGTTATGGTGACTCGTAATCCTCCTCACTTCCGATCGGTGTATAACGAAGCCGGTGATCGAATCGCCGTTCAGTATAAGAAGGACATTCCGTTTGTGCCGTTAGCCGCCGACTGGGTTAAGACATTCGACAAGAAAATTGCGGGTGAGATCGGTTCAGAAATCGATGTAGAGCGCGTATCTACGGAGAACCTGGAGTGTCTGCCCACCAAGTTCGAGGAGTTTGCCAATATGTTTCTGGATGGACTGAATATCAAGAATGCGTTGTTGTTCGGTAAGCGCATTCAAGGATTGGTGTCGTATTTCAAAGGCGCAGACGAACGCTTGATTCCGAAACGCGTGGACGACGACAAGATGCTGGAGAAGGTGGTGATGAGTCCGGAGCAGTTTGTGCAGTATCTTGATGTCCGATTTGCCGAGATCAAACAGGATGCGAAGAAGGCTCTGAGTATGAATGACGACGGCGGATCGTATCGCGTGATTTCCCGCTTAGCCTGTAACTTTGCTGTGCCTCCTGAACTGAAGCTGTTGACCAAGAAGGTTGACAAGGAGTATAACGACATTGTGAAAGAAACCGATGTGCCTGACAAGCCTGAGATTCTGGCAGCTCTGAAAGCCAACCCTAAGAAGTATCTGATCCCAGAAGCCTTGGAGAAGTATAGCCCCAAACTGCTGAAGATGTTGGCAAACATCGAAGAGACTCGCAAGATACCCGGAGAGGATTGGGCAAATCAATTCGTCTATTCGCAGTATCGCCAACTTGAAGGGTTAGGCGTATTTGCTGCGATTCTGGATGCGAATGGCTGGCAGCCGTATAAGATCACGAACAAGAATGGTCAGTGGGTTGAAGATGAGATGTCTGACAAGCCTGCGTATGCCTTCTTCTCTGGCGAAGAGAAGGAAGATCAACGCGAGTTGATGCGTCAGATCCTGAACAAGCGCTACGAGAATAGCTTTCCGGCTAGTTTGAAGACCAGCATTGAACAGCGTGGAAAGAAATTGCTGTGTTTGCTGATGGCGACCTCCTCCGGCGCAGAGGGTATTACGTTAGCCAATGTTCGCCATGTCCACATTATGGAGCCGCACTGGACACCGGCCCGTCACGATCAGGTCATTGGACGTGCGATTCGTATCTGTTCTCACGCCACACTGCCGATGGCGGAGCGCACTGTGCGGATTAGCTTTTATATCTCCGTAATCTCGCCCGCCCAGTCCAAGGGTGTCGAAGGACCGAACGTAGTGGCTGTGCGAAAATCCGATGTGGAGCTGAAGCGATACGAAGGCGAACCAGCTGTGGAAACGTTTATGTCCACAGATGAATACCTGTATGAGAAGGTGTATGAAAAGGATAAGGTAAATCAGCGCATCTCCGTGTTGCTGAAGCAAGCTGCGGTGGATTGCGAAGTCCATCGCAAGCTCCACTCGCGTGAGAAGCCGCAGATCTCGTGTATGCGGTTCGATACCACAGCAACGGGTGAGGATCTTGCGTTCAAGCCGTCCATCAAGACCGATGATCTCGATGAAACCTATCTTCGCAATATGACACGGAAGAAGCGGCGACTACAGAAGCTGAAGATCAAGGACATTGTGTATTTCATGGATCCTGACTCGAAGGAAATTTTTGATGGGCAAGCCTTCGAGGACAACAACCGGTTACTGCGTATCGGCACGAAGATCTCTGAAACGCAAATTAAATATTGGCTTGCGTAGTAATAATGCTTAAGCCCGATGAGTTTTACCTGCCGGGCAGCCGGATCTCCAGGTTTGGCCGCGTACCAACGTTCACTCTAGGACATGAATATGAATTCTATAAAGACGGGGTAATAAGATACGATCTCACGGAAAAGACTCAACCTGAAATTTGCAAGAAAGGCAAATCAACAGAAAAGCTCGGTAAACTTATTGAAATTCACGCTCGATCTGAGGACGGGCGTCCCGTCGACCCGAGCGGCGATTTTGAAAACCGCAAGAACGTTCCTCTCACAGGATGTTTCAGGGATCTCACGTTCGAAAAAGAGCAGCGAGAGCAGCTAGATCGCGATGCGGCCAAAGCACAGGGTGTTCCGGACCAACAGACGGCTATCGATGAACGGTCTAAAGCATTAAACAGAGAGAACCTGATGGGCGGTCGTCGCAAGTCGCGTCGCCTTAAGAAGCGCCGCGCAACTCGGAGAGCCAAGAAGCACACACGTCGCTCCAAGTCTTGAACTTCATGTCAGCAATTGCCGCGCGCATCTTGACGTAGTTCGCCAAGGTCGTGTCCATCGCGTCCGCAACGTCAGAGGGATTAAACGATGGCGCGCTGAGTCCAAGCGGCATAGCCGCAGCCTGGTAGACAAGTGGACCGGGGTGGATATACGTCGCCACCGTGCTGGGCAGGAACGACCGGTATGATCCCACATCTGTAACGATCTGAGGAGCGCCCGTATACAGGTGCTCGAGCTGACACAGACCGAAGCCCTCGCCATCCGACGTGTTGATACCGATATCCGACATATTGTAGATCTGATTGATCCCCTCATCGCTGAGCATATTGGGTGGGGCTGTATCCACAATTGCCAACCGCTTGCCATATACATTCGGATCCAGACCAGCTCGGGTGAGCTGATCGTTGAAGATGCGCTGAATATCGTAATGTGCACCCTTCTGAGGATCCACTGCCGTCACCATGAGAAGCCACAACGGCTTATCCTGATGCCGCTTCAGAATCTCCACGAATCCCATGATGGTCAGATCCTGGCGCTTGCGCTGGCTGTTCCGATTTGCATTGAGGAATACAATCGCCTCTGAGGGAAGACCCACAGTCTTGCGAAGAGCCAAGCGAGTTGCAACTGGGAGATTAGAGAAGATCGTGGAGTCCACTGCGTGTTCCATCACCATCGGCATCGGACCGCCATAGGTAGTAAACTCCTTCGCCCAGGAATCCGTGAAGCAGAACACCTTATCAGCAGCCTTGTTGAGCTCATCCATAAGGGGCTGAGCAATTCCAGTGTAGACCTGATCCACATAGAGCCACAACTTATACGGCGCCTCGCCCTTCACATACTTCATCGACTGAATGAACCGAGCAATAATCATCGGATCATTGTAGATCATCACCACATCTGGTCCGACCATCTCCAGATACTCGTGGATCTTGTTGAATCCAAAGCCCTCCTCCTTCGGATCTTCGTTCGCAGCTGCGTCATAGGCTACAATACCCTCCGGCACTTTGCGGATATTCTTGCGCTCCGGATGGCGCTGAAACCCGAAGTGAAAGGTCTTCACCTTGGGAGCAAGGGTAGCCACCTGCGTCAACAGATTAGACACGACCTTCGAATACCCAGTCGTCTGATCGACGTGAGTGCTAACGAGAACAAACCGCATTGTGTGTATTCTCTCGGATCTGTATAAATAGAATGCAGGTCAATTCTGCACAAGATTACTTGACTGCACAGAAGCGGCAGATTGTTGCGAAGACGTCAGTCAATTCTCCGCAGCCAGCACATCGCAAGTATAACTATGTCTACACCTCTGTGCTCGCCAATGCGCAGAGTCAGTTTGAGAAGGTAGCGTATCCGCAGACTCTCAGTTTAGCTGCGGGTTCGAGACCTGGACTAGCATATGTAACGCAGGGTGTGCGGCCAACCGTGAGTTTATGCTGCGACCCGTATGCGGATGTGAAGTTAGCAGCGACACCGGCTGCGGTTGCACCACTCTATGCGTTCACTACCTTCACATTTACACCGGCTGGTGCAACTGGACGCAATGGACCCACTCTATCGGCTGCTGTTTCCGCGTATACTGCTACAGCTCCTTGGGCGACGAATACTGCATACTTCAATATGACCACCCAAGGATATCAGCTATGGACGGTTCCTCAAACGCGATCGTATAGAGTTACGTGCGCAGGCGCTGCGGCTGGATTTTTTACTGATTATGGAGCCAGTTACGGTGCAATTATTCAGACTACACTTAGTTTAACATCGGGGCAGATTATTCAACTTCTAGTAGGTCAGCGGGGGGGCTCAAACAGTGAAATGGGAGGAGGAGGCGGTTCATTTGTAGCGTCGGGACTTACTCCTGCAGCAGGCGTATGCCTTGTAGCCGCCGGTGGTGGTGGTGGAATGTATGATTCCGCGCCGCCGGTCTATGCCAGCACCAATGGAACAAATAGTACAACTGGCAATAGTAGCACGTCTGGTGCAGCTGGAGGTTCTGGCGGTAGTGGTGGAGTAGATTCGAATACATACGCCGGTGCAGGCGGTGGATTTACGGGTAATGGAGGAGGTGGATCGATTTTCACCAGCAGTGGTGGGTTATCATTCACAAATGGTGGAACGGGCGGCGGCTCGGAGTATACCGGAGTTGGTGGATTCGGAGGAGGAGGAGGGGGTGGTAATACTAGCCAATCGGGCGGTGGCGGCGGCGGATATTCGGGTGGAGGTTGTGGAACCGGGTTCCGCGCGTTTGGTGGTGGTGGTGGTTCATTCCCATCTGGAGCTACGTTTATCGGTGCAACCAACGCCGGACAAGGATATATCACTATAACTGCAATCTAAAGAATCAATGTGCCATAATACAAATGCCTGGCGCTCTCATGCAGCTGTCCCAGGTGGGGTCACAGAATACACTGGTCAATGGAAATCCTTCCATGACGCATTTCCGTGCTGTCTATCGGCGGCATACGAACTTTGCTATGGAGCACGTTCGCATGTCGTTTACCTCTTCGAACCTTGACTTTGTCTTCAATGGAACCAGAACGTTGACATGCAAGGTCGACCGCTATGCGCAGTTGCTCCATGATACGTATCTGATTCTGACTCTTCCTGATATTTGGTCGCCTATGACAGCCGTATCCTCTCCGCCAATTGGCTATGATCCTACTTGCACAGCCATTGGTTATGAGTTTCAGTGGATCAAGAACATTGGGTATAATCTAATTGATCACGTAGAGATCGTAGCCAATGGCACACGACTTCAGGTTCTGACCGGCGAGTGGCTGAAGATGTATTCCTACTTCACACATGACGGGACTAAGCGTGCAGTTGTCGATCGCATGGTTGGACATGTTCCCGAGATCTACGACCCCGCAAATGCGTATGATCGCACGGGACAGTATCCCCATGCAGTTACACCGACAGCCGCAAGCACTGTCTTTCCATTTGCATCAACACCCGAACCATCTATCCGCGCTCGTCAGCTCGTGATTCCTCTTCATTTCTGGTTCTGCGAAAACCCAGGTCTGGCTCTGCCATTGGTGTCTATGCAGAATACCGAAACGTATATCAATGTGGTTCTCCGTCCTTTGAATCAGCTTTACAGTGTGATTGATGTGAATCCACTGACTATACAGTCATCTATTGCGAGTGTAACCTCATCGGGTTCTGCAGTCACAATTACAACAACCGCTCCCCACGGATTCACCATTAATACAACAGTTCTGCTTCAGGGATTGATTGGATCAGCATCCTCGTTGAATGGATCGGTTACCATTGCTACAGTGCCGACAACAACAACATTTACAGTTGCATCTCCGATTACAATCGCAACGTCTGACAATATCCAGTCAAAGGCAGTGGTCGGTGGCGCAACAAATCCAACCTACGGTCAGCGTATCCAGCCAACAAGTTCGCAGCCGATGAACTTATTTTTGACTCCGCCAACCCTGACAGGAGGAAGCCTGAACAACACTATCAATACATTCTTTGCTGATCCCTATCTCGAAGGCAACTTCATTTACCTCACGGACATGGAGATGAATCAGTTGGCAGTTGCTGATCAGACGTTTCTTCTGAAAGAGGTGCGCCATATTAATGCTGAAGGGCAGTTTGGAGCAAACACCGATATTGTTATTCCCATGTTCAACATGGTTACACGAATTGTATTTACTGCTCAGAGATCGGACAGAATGCTGACCAATGACTGGGATAATTATACAAACTGGCTTAGCCCAAATCGCGCACCGTTCACAGCTAGAGATCCATCAGCAATCGGGGATACGCTCTTTTCATCCGGTCAAGCTCAGATTTCTTCCATCTATCCACGCGACTGTATATCCGATGGCAACCTGCTTTTTGAAGGCAATCCACGGTTTCAGACGAAACCAACAAGTTACTTTTCGTTGCTTCAGGCATATAAGCACACGACAGGATCAGCTCCGTATAGGCTTCCGGGAGTCTATATGTATTCCTTTGCATTGGACCACAATATGTATCAGCCGAGTGGTGCGGTAAATGGTAGCATGTTCAACAAGGTTATACTAAGAGTATCCCTTCAGCAGCCTCTTCCTGTAGGAACGACAAATACGCAGGTTGTCTGTATTCTTGCGTCCACTGCGCTTAGTAAGAACCCTGTTGTCATTCCTCCCGGTAATGTGAATCTGAAGAACCCAGATGGATCTCTTGTATACCCACCGGGATCTTTGATGTCCGTGGTTCAATCTGTCGTGAACAACAATATCCTCTTTACCTACACCTATAACGTTGGCGTCTATGTCGAGTCGATTAACTATCTCCGAATCGTGAGCGGAATTGCAAATCTCGTGTTTGCATCTTAACAATGGGGGATATCACGCTGATTAGTGCGACATATCTCCTCGACAATCAACCTCAGAGCATTAATTTGCTCAATGAGATGAATGAAGAACTTGCTAAAAATTACGGTGAACTCGATATTGTTGTATCTACGCTTGATGCTAAATTACGCAAGAATGATAGAATCCCTAAAACTACAGCTCCGGGTGGGACTTTGTCCATAACATATGCAGATAAGGAAGGAGCATGGCACATTAAAGAAGCGGACTTGAACGGGACCATCAAGATTGGCGAACGGAGTGTATTTGGAAAGATGGTTCAGAAGCCCGGACAAATTCTTTGGTCATCCTCACTTGTGATTGGACAATGGATGATGGTCTTTGTGGTTGTAACTGGGTGGGCTCTTGTTGTGCTGTGGTCATGGATGCAGACTCGTGGAATGGAGGGCAAGTTCAAAGATTGGTCAACAATTACGATGGATCGGTTTGGGCCGATTGGATTTGTCATTGCAGTTCTGATTTATATGCTGTTCTATATCGTTCGTATTCCGTGTGAGTTTTTTGGGAAGATGGCAAGCTCCGATCCTCCAGATGGCTGGATATTAAAGATGCTT